TACATTATTGTCATATAAAGGAGGAAGAATAATGTTAGAGACAATGGATAATAAATATTCAACAACTATAGAAAAAACAGCAAAAACCAGTAATAAAGAGGACATATTACAGAAACAAGAGAAAGAACTTGCTAAAGATATTAAGCATTTAAAAGAGATTGGAGATACATATAATGGTAAAAGATTTTTAGGTCTTAACAAAAATGGCACACCTGTATTTGCTATGCTTACTTTAAAGAAAAGAAATACAAAATTAGAAATAAAGTTTACACATAAACTGTCATCTTTGTTACACCCAGAAGCAAAATTAGCTAATGATAGATATACATATAGTATGTTAGAACCGTTACCTAAAAACTATGGGACTTTAGTACAAAAATTAAAGAAGAAACGTAATACAGAAGTAACAATACAAACATTAAACTATTTAACACGTCTTAAATTATTACAAGAAGTTAAATATGTCAAGGCATTTGTCAATGGTAAATGTACAAAATACTTTTTTATGACAGTAGCTAATACAATTTATGAAGGTTCAGGATTTAAAAACAAATCATTAGTAATGAAGTATTGGGATTTTCCTAATAATAATAATGAATACTTTTTACCTGAGAATACTTGGAAGTACCCTGATGAAATACTATAGACCATTACCTGATTACTTAACTATAAAAGAATCAGACATAGAAGGATTAGGATTGTTTGCGACAGAAGAAATACCTAAAGATAAAATTTTAGGTATAAGTCATATTAAAACAGACAATCCTTTATTTAAGAATGGATTAATACGTACACCTATAGGCGGATTTGTTAATCATAATAACAAGCCTAATGTTAAATTAATGGAAACTGATTATGGATATTTTCTTAAAACAAGTAAAAAAATAGTAGCTAATAAAGAAATAACTTTAAAGTATACTTTATATAATCCTACTGATTAATATCTTTTACTCTTTTTTTTAGGTTTGTAAGCTTTTTTCTTACCTTTTTTATTAATTGGCATTATCTTCCTTGTGTTAATTTTTGTATACTTTTTTGTAGATTAACTGCTTTATCATAAGCTAATTTATCTGACAATTTTCTACCTGTATTAAGACGTTTTTGACCTCTTTTTTTAGCATCATATGCTCTATGTGCTTGTTGTTCCATTTGGTCATAACCTCCACCTTTATTAAACCATGGAGATGTAGGATTATTTTTAGCCCACGTTTTATAAGAATCACTAAAAAAAGCTGCAGGTACTTTATTGTTTTCATACTTTTCAAATGCTTTAGCAGCCATAGCATAGTGTGACTTAATACGTTTTTTCATTTCACGTTCAGTCATACCATGTGTTGTGTAATCATGAGGCTGATTAACAGGCATTAGTAATCTATACCGTATTTACCAGGTGTCTTAATACTTAAATCTAAATAAGATTTTCCTGCTTTTCCTTTATGAAATCCAGGATTAGTTTTAGCTCTGTCATAACCTTTACCTGCAAAATGCATTGCAGCACCACCAGCTATAGCAGCAGGACCAAACATAGCTCTAGCTCCTACACCAATACCAGTTTTAACACCAATTTTCATAGCACCACCAGCCATATTTCGTGCAATTACTTGTCCTTTTTGTGCTCCAGCATAATATCCAGCTGTTCTACCAGTAGCTACACCTGCACCATGTGCACCTTTAACTATTTTACCTACGTCATCAGTGTGAATATACATATCTTTACCAACTTTGGCAAAGTTTTGTATACTTCCACTTGCATTTTTTGCAACTTCAGCTGACATAGTTTTAAATGTACTTTCAGCCCATCCTGCTTTAACAACTTGCTTACCTCCACCAGCTTTTAGATATTTTGCTAAATAATTACTTGCCATTATTTACTTACTGTTATTTGTTTTTTTGCATATGTTTTAATTACTGCAAGTGCAGCACCACCGCCAGCTAATGCAGCTAACTGAAGTACTTCAGCATCTACACCAACTAGAGGAGCAACTGTTAATGCACCTATGAACGCTTCGACAAATGTCCAAGAAGTTCTTTCTAACATATCTTTAAGTTCATTACTCATCTTATAACTCCATGCTTCATTCCAAGGAGTCCACATAACGTCTTTTTTAAACGTCCCATCAGAATTTCTTTTTCTTTCTAATTTCTTAAACATATTATACACTATCTATTTTTACTTATCAATTTAAATGTATCTTTCAACTCATCAAGAAATTTAATTCCTTTTTCAACATCACCAAATTTAGCACCTTCAGCTGTTGTAGCAAATTGACTTGCAGCAATCTGTCTAACTAATGATTTCTGATTTTTGATATTAGAAAAATCTGTATCTTTACTAATTTCAATACCAGACATACCTTTAGTAGCAAAGTTCATTGACTTAACAAATTGTTCAGGTGTTATATTTTTTAAAATTACATCCGTGTCAGTCGTAATTGGGAGACGAGGACTACCACCTTTTAAACTTTTAGTGTATGCATCATAAACTAAACTCTTTTCAAATTCTTTTACTTTATTTGTGAAATCTGATTGTTTAAATAAGTGTTGGAAACCACCAGTATCAGGTATACCTAAAGATTTTTCTATACCTTGACCAGTACTCTGTCTAACTTTTTCAGTTTCAAATAAATATTTTTTATCTACAGGTGCTAGTTCTTTTAATACTTTAGGATGTTCTATACCATAGTCATTTAAATCACCAACAATATTATTACTTTTTCTAAATTCTACTTCTAACGTACCTCTGTTTGGTTGTCCTCTAAAGTTTAAATATTCTTGAGCTGGAATATTAAATGTACCAGCTTTTCTACCTTTTTTAGTACCAGCTAATTCGTCATATTTTTTAGTAGCATCTAAATCTGTATCTACATAAGCTGGATTGTTTATACCTTTAGGAGTAATACTATCTATTACTGATTTTCTAATATTCTCTATTTGTACAGCTTCTGTTTCTAATGCTTTATAAACATCACCTTTAGTAATACCGTAATAACCTAAACTTTTTTTATTAGTTTTAGGATTAACATAAGGAGCATTAAATAAACTTTCTGCTGATGAATCAGTTAAAGTTCTTAAAGTTTTATTCATACTTTGACCACCAGTTTGACTCATTGTAATATTACGATTAGCTAAATAATTTTTAAATCTACTTTCACTTACATAAGGTAAAGCAGTAGAATCACCAAATTTACCACCAATTGATTTAGCTTGTAATTCATGGCCAGATAATAATAAATCTTGATAACCTAATTTATGTTTACTACCTACTATATTTCGTGTTCTTTCCATTTCTTCTTGAACTAATACAGTTTGTTTTTTAGCATATGTTTTGCCTTTAGACTTTTTAGGAACACTAACCATTTCAGTTTTTTCTACTAAGAATTTTTTCTTTTCTTTATTAAGTTTAATAACTCCAGTTCTTTCTTTAAATTCTGTATATGTACCATCTTTTTTAGTAGCATAATCCATTGTAGCTATTACATCATCTGGATTAAGAGGACCTCTATATTCTGGTAAATCCATTTGTAATTTTTTACTTTCAGCGTATATACTTGTCTTTAAACCTTGTGCTCGTGTTATACCGTATTTTTTAATTTCATGTGGCATTACATCTTTAAATTCTAATTTTTTGTTTCTAATAAATTTTCCTGTTTTGTCATGATGACCTGCATGAAAAGGTACTATTTCACCAGCTGCATTACGCATTAAACTTCCGTATTCAGAAAATAGTTTATTTTGTCCAATGTCAACTGGAGGATTTATATTTCGTTTTCTTTTTATAGCAGCAGCATCTTCTTCAATTTCTGATGCTTCGTTTTTTAAACTACCAAAACTAAAATCGTCAGATTGTGAAACACCTTCAAGGTCATATACAATTTCACCTTGAGCATACTTAGCTCTTGTTGGTTTCATTTTATGTACTGGAGTTTGTATAACTCCTTGTGGTTTATTTTCCATAACTTCTGATGTAACTACCGCAGCTTTACCTGAATCTAATGTACCTGCTGTGTCTAAACCATATTGCAATTCTCTTTTTAATTCTTTAACTGTTTGGTCTTTCTCTATTTTTTTAGTACTTGCATATCTAGTACCTGCATTTTTAATACTTATTTTATCTATTTTATCAACTGATAATTCAGCATCAAAATTAGCTATTAAACTTTCATTGATAGTTGGTGTAGTCAAATCAGTTGTTGCTACAACATCACCAGGTCTTTTTTTCAATTCTCGACCAGCTAATTGAATATCTTCTGGTTTCATTATTCTATCTTTTGCAGGAAATACTTTACCTTTTAGTCCTTGGTTGGCAATTCTTTCTGTATTTTCAAATTCATAAATAGTTTGTAAAGCTTCTTCTACTAACTTAGTTTCTTTATCCAAATAATTTAAACCTTCGATTAATTGTGGACTTAAATTATCTACACGTTTATATAAGTTTCCTTTTTTATCTTTTCTTGCTGGTGTTATTGCTGTTTCACCAGTTTCAGGGTTAACAAATGACATGGGTTTAGATGTACCAGTTGTAGGTACATTTTTACCTTGACTTATTAAATCTGCTTTAGCTTGTTCTATCATTGTTAAATGGTCTTCTAAAGTTTTAATTGATATATTACCTTCTATACCCATCCATGATAAATTTTGAACTGCTTCAAGTTTTAAATATCTATCATCTGTTGCTTTTATTGAAGAACCAAAGTCATCTGATATTGCTTGACCCATACTTCTTTCTTGAGCTGCTGTTACTTTATGGTCACCCTTTTTTTCAGGTGTAGGTGTTTCATCATCTGTAGTTGCTTTGTCTAATGCACCAGTAATATTATCATTTATATCATCAGGAAATATATTATCACTATCATCATAAAAACTAGGCATTAGTTTATCCTTTTATTATTAAGAGTAGCATTAATAGTTTGTATTTCTCCACTAATTTCTGATAACTTTTCTAAAAGTACATTATAATTGTCATTACTATCAACAGGTTTTATGTCATTACTATGTATAGTACCATCAAAATCAATATACTCTACAGTTACTGGTGTATTTTCAATAGCAGCTGCTACATATGGATATACTTCTTTATATGCATTAACACTTGAACCTATAAATCCATCTTTAGCAACTAAATTACTTGTCTGTGTATCACCAAGTAAAAGACAACCTGCCGTATTTTCGTCAGTATTCCCCGTATGCCATAATATATATTCAAACCCTTCAACATCATTAACGTGTATCATACCTTTGTGCATATCACCATATTTAGCTTGATACCTTGAATGAAATCCACCTTCTTTTCTTAATGATAGTTGGTATTTACCAGCTGGTATACGTGTTTCACCCCAGACTTTTACGTCACGTTGTTCATCTTCTAATGTATAACATAAAAATTTTCTTTGTTTATTAGAGACATCAAACAAAATACCAGACGTAGAATCCTTTTGACTACTAATTCTTAACACTTCTAAATTCATTTTAACTATTTACCTCCACAACAGCCACCACCACAACAATCCATAGTCACCTACTTTCTAAATCCAATTGTTAATAACCATACTATTAACGTAATTACAGTAGCAAGCCCCGTAACTTGTTGTGCAGAACCAGTCAATGTTAATGTTGCAATAACTAAACCAACCAAAGTCCAACTTAGGTTTAAAGTTTCTTTTATTATTGCTATGAACCATGTCCATATTTTTTTAAACATTGCCTCTCCTGTATACGAAAGCAGCCATAGTAGCTATTCTAGTCAAGATTACTGGAACTACAACTTCTTGAGCTTTTTCCTTTTGGTCAGTAGTCATGTCATTACCTATGTCATTAAAGTTTATCTCTTGTATGTCAATATCTATAAACGTTTGTATTGGGTTGTCTATAAAGGTTTCAAATTGTACTTCTGTTACGACATCCGCTAATGTATAGTTCTCAACGTCTGCATTTTCTACAGCACGTTCAACATATTCTTCTACAGCTTCAGCTATAACCTCATCATCTTTAATAGATTCAGCAATAATAGCTACATCTTCTGTTTCTACTTGTAATACTTCAGCTACAACTTCTACTTGTTCTGTGGTAAGTTGTTCCACATCTGCAATAGCTTCTTCTACAACAGCTTGTACGACTTCCTGGACCTCTTCTGATGCTTGTTCTAAGTTCTGTACACCAACATCATTAACTTGTTCTAATACTTCAACTACTTCTTCAACAGTAACTTCTTCAATAACAATATCTTCTATAATTTCTTTAACTTCAGCTACTTTAACAGTAATTTCTTCTTCGGTATATTCGGTGTATTCTTCAATTGGTTCTTCAATAATTTCCTGTATTGGCTCAACCAAAATTTCTTGTACATCTTCTTCAATTTCTTCAACTATTACTTCCTTTATAACTTCAATTGGTATTGGTATTTCCACCACGTCTTCGGGGACAATGTCTTCCAAATCAAATTCAATAACCTCAAACTCAATAGGTAGTTCTTCAAACTCCACCACTTCATCTTCAATAACTTCCTCTTTAGGTGGGTCGAGTACAACAACATCATCCTCAAGAATGATGACTTCCACATCTTCTTCAATTTCTTCAACGATTACCTCTTCTTCTATAATATCATCTTCAAAAACTTCTACTTCTTCTATTATAATAAGACAATCACCACGCTCTATCTGTGCATTAGTCATAAAGCAACCAAACTCTGACTCATTATCTATACGTTCTTGGTCACGTTCTATAGTCCCATCATTGACATCTGCTTGTGTATAAGTCTTATCGACACCTTCTACTACTATATCTACAATAATTTCTTCAGGTGTAGGAGGAGGTGGTGGTGGTGGAGGTGGAGGAGGTGGTGGAACTGTAGTTGTTGTAGTAGTAGTTGTAGTTGTTGTAGTTGTTGTAGTAGTAGTTGTAGTAGGAATAGTACTTTCATCTACATATTGCCAGTACAATGTATCTAATACAGATATATCAGTTAATATAATTTCAAACTTTGTAATAAATTTATCTGTGTTTTCTGCTACAGCA